CCCAATTAAAATACGGCTGTTTACTTCTTTTCCTTTTGTCTGCGAAACCAGAATTCGGCTGTTCTGATACTTATCCTTAGACCCCTCAATTAAAACCCTTGCTTGGATGTCCTTAGTTTCTGAATAGCCTATTTCAATTCGGCTGTTTAGGTGTTTGTGCTTCTCGGGGGCTAAAGCAATTTCGGCATCAATTGTTTTTCCAGCACTATACCCCAAAAGTATCCTAGAATCAATACTTTTAGCTTTTGAAACCAAGACTTTTATAAGGGAGTTTATCGCTTTGTTTGATGAGGTAGAAACCGCAATGCGGGAGGTTATGGCTTTATCTTTTGTGTAGGCTACTAGAATTCTCCCTTCAAGAGACTTGTCTTTAGAACTTGGAACCATCATTCGACTTGTGAAATCTTTGTTCTTGGAATTGGCTATTTCAATCCTGCCCGCTATACTTTTTTCTTTAGCTGTGCCAATTATCAACCTTCCAGACAGTCCTTTTTCTTTAGATTCCTGAATCGTTAATCTCCCTGTAATGTCTTTGTCTTTAGAAGAGGAAATTATTAGCCGACCTGTAATATTTTTGTCTTTAGATTGGCTGATTAGAATCCTACCTTCTAAGTCTTTGTCTTTAGAAGTTGAGATAATCACCCTGCCCGTAAGGTCTTTATTTTTGGACTGGGGGATAAGAATTCTGCCGGTCAGGGTTTTGTTTTTAGACTCTGGGGTAGTATAGTCTATTTCAATATAAGGGGGAGAACTGCCCGCATCATAAGACCTTAACCGCAGGTAATTTGTTGGGTCTGCACCAGTAAATATCAGAATTGAGAGTGCATTCCCACTACTCCATCCAGACCTATTCACAATCTCTTGCACGATGGTTTTTAATTCGGGAGTTGCATTATACTGTGAGGTAGAGGTGCTGCCCCACAGGTTTAGCGTAGCATCTACACTAGCACTTGTCTTTGTCCTTGCCGAAGGCAGACTACCTGAAGAAAACGTTGCGGAGTTATCTACTTTATCTCCATATGCAGTAAGTACTGTATCCGCATCTGCACCCCACTTTCCTACAAAGTATAGATACACTTTTGCGGAGTCTATGGTTGCGGACTGAGGTATTGTAATATTTTGGAAGCGGAGACCTATATTAAGGTCAAACTGAACCTCATAAAGGTCTGCAGACCCAAGGTATAGGTCTGACCCTGTGAGGTCGTAATTGTCCCCCCCACTACTCTTAGTTTCATAGCAATCATCAGTTCCAGAAGATACATTTACCGTTAAGTCAGCATCACAATATACTGGATATATAGCCTCTTTTATCCACTCTAGCTCCATCCTGGTTGTAACAAAAGGCTTACCCCCCTCAATCCCGTATGTTCGAGGGATTACCTCTGGAAACATCTTATGGTACTCATAGACGAGATTATTTTCACTCTGGTCAAAGAATCTGGGTGGCCTAAATGCTAGTTCACAGGAGTCCCCCAGCCTTAAGAATGACTCGATATCGCAATTAAATATCCTATCCTCTTGGGCTTCTTGGTCTGAGCTGGGTTGTTCGGGTAGGGGCATTATCCTATTTGATTCGTAATTCATCACGACTTCTAGATAAACTCCCCCAGCTTTTATGAAACCCTTATTTGGAATCTTGATTGAGGACAGGCTATTAAATATTACATTTTTAAAAACCCCCTGGCCACTAATAATATACTCTAAATCTATACCCCCCCCAAAGATATCTTTCCATAATACCCGGTTTCCCGACACAGATACTTGGCCCGGCTTCGCCATAACCACTCCCGCAATAGCCCCTTGACTATTTACCCACCTTATCTTAGAAGGGTTCATCTCTATCCAATCTCCACGGTATTCTACCCTTACCTTTGGGGCTGAGGTGTCTATATAGGTATGGAATAGATTAGTCTTAACCATGTATGCGTAGCCCTCACGGTCTGAGCCTTGTATCGTTGGGTCAATATCTTTCCACCCCGTTGTTGTGTGATACAGCATCGGAACCGGACTGACCATTAATTTTTTATTACGGCCCTTGCCTATCAATATACTATTAGAGGTGCAAGATAACACATCAAATCCTTTGTTTTTTTCAAGGGTCTGGAGAACTGTCTCCGACTCAATTGTATTTAAGCCCATTACTAAGATATACACTATAGTATATATTCCAGGTTCAAACAATCGGTATCATCTTCCTTTTTGCTCTTTAATATCTGTTTTACCCTATCGTAAGATGGTTGCATTTCACTTTGCCTACACAGACCACCCTATACCCTAGATTAGTGGCTCTTTTGCAGAAGTCTTCATCTTCGGCGAGATATTTGGTAGGGTGGCTGTAGAAAGATAAGTGTTCTGCAACATGACGATACACAAGCATACATCCCCCGGGTACAAGTCGGGTTTCGACAGTGCCCCCCTCAGATACCTTCTGCCTTACCTCCTTGCGGAAGTCTACGGGTGGGACTCTGAGCCAGTTCAAGGGATACCAACCCCCGACTATATCCCCCCCAATGTCTAAGAGGTCTAGGGTATCTGGGGGTGGGGCTACATCTGCATCGATGAATAGCACATACTCATACTCACCTTCTCTTACTAAGGAAAGGGCGTAGTTCCGCAGGTGTGCGATAAACGAGAGTTCTTTTTGTGTTTTGCCGAGTGGGGGTATCTTCCAACTGGTTGGTTGTGGGGGAATTATAGGGCGTGGAATCCTTGCTGTGTAGAACGGCACATCTAAGGCGGGCTCATCAGTATAGTTATAGTATAATACATCGCATTTTGACAGCCCTCTAAGTTTCTGAATTGCTTCAACTTGCGGTTTGTATATTTGCTCTGAAGGTATTGCAATAAGCCCTTTTTTTGGGGGTTTTTTCGTGCAAAACAACCTGTTGAATTTTTGCACATATTGCTTCAAGGTGTCCTTGGGTAAATCATTGCCTATAGTCCCCTCCAATTCAATCATATCCCCCCAACTCTTTACTCCACCAAGGTCCCCCAGTCTCGTCTGTGGGTATGGCATTGCAATTGAGCAACCTGCTGAGATGTGGGGATTGTTGTGGGTTAATTGGTATATCTCTCGAGAGGTTTGGGCTAGGGATTCAGAAGTTTCGTGAGGTAATCCTGCAATACATGATATGAGTACCCTCAAATTGGGGTAGCCTTTAAGGAATGATAGGTCGGGTACTTTGAGGCAACCCTTTAAACCGATACCTTGTCGGACTTTTGGGTTGTAGCTTTCGACACCGGTATAGAGATATGACAGCCCATATTTGACAAGTGAGTCCACCCTCTGCGAGGACAGTTTCTCGGGGGATATCTGACATCCCCACAGAATACCATATTTATAGAACTCTTTTGCGATAGACAGTGTGCGGGGGTAGTTTAAACCCATGTTCTCATCTATGCAAAACACATAGTCCACGCCAACATCTGCTAAATAGTTTATGTCCCTCTTGACTTTATCCATTGACATCTCCCGATAAGAATCTCTGAACCCTTTTCGATTACAAAAGATGCAGTTGTTTAGACACCCTCTTGAAGATTCATAATAATATGGCTTCAGCCGGGGGGTGTTTGGGAGGTTCACACAAGAATACCCAGACTCATAGGTTAAGTTCAAATTATCCATATTTTCAACTGTATGTTTGCCCCTATAATACTCTTCTATCTCTCCTGAGATTACTTCGGCATTGATGGTGTCGGGCAGGGCATTCCCATGAGGGCCTGCAACAAGTATCTTTGCCGAGGTGTGGTTTCTAAGTTCATCAATAACCCGATTAACATAGGAAGGATTTTTGATTCCATCCCGCCAATATGGGTAAAATGGGGCTGAGGTAAGAACCACTTCATCCGCAGACATTATCGAATTTAGGTGGCGGGATATAGGGGAATTGTCCTTCCACAAGTCTAGAAAGATGTAATCTATCCTGTCTCTCTCAAAATTGTTTTTCAGATATATTAGTTCTAGGGGGGGTAGAGGTAGCTTAACAGAACTCATGTAGCCTACATCCTGCGGGTTCGCCTCCCGCCAATTTAAGTTTATAAGGCATCTCATATTTCGAATACCCCCCCGCAAGGGTTGTTATTTATGATATTATATAGCCTTTTAGCAAAGATGTGGGGTTGCATTACCGCCATACGAGGGCAAGTGGGGTTATCACTCCTGAACATGGGGGTGTCCACCATTTTTGGCCTAATGAGAAAGACTGTCTGGTCTGTGGAATATCTCTGGGCAACCGCCTCCTGTAGCCTCTTAGAGAGGGCATATGCCTGGGCCCTATTATAATTCTTTACCGCCATAATAGAAGATAAGATTATTGGTGTAGCATCTACCTCACGGCATACCCTTAATATGTTATAGGTACCTATTACTTGAACATCTATCATTTGTTTAAATAGAGCGGGGCTAATCTCTTCAAGGCTATCTCGAGAATATACTCCGGCACAGTTAAAGACGAGCTCGGGATTCATGCCACTCAGGGTTGAATGAATGCACTCTAAGCTAGTTACATCACATTGACTCTTTTTAAAAGAATATACCTTATGCCCATTCCTCCGGTATAGGTCTGCAATAGCCCCGCCAATCCCCCCTTCACCAAGCACAAAAACATCCATCTTCATTCAGGGGTTATCGCAAATTATATTATACATAGCCCCTACCTTATTCTTCTGTCTGGAGATAAACCTTTCTTTCCAGCTTTATAAACACAATCCTCTTAATATTCTTCCCTTTGAATGTAGTCTGCCAGCCAAAGCCATAGCCTGAAGTATAGTCTTTTGTACTGGCGTTACACCAATCCTTAGCACCTTGAAGGTAATTTATCCATCTCAAGTCCTTTGGTGTGAAATCTTCAGGTAGCCTCAAATCAATTTCAGAGTTATCAAAGTATATTTTGCCTGTAACATAGTCTACAACATAGAGGTCCCCATTGCAGTCTACCTTGAGTTTAAGTGGTGTCCCACGGGTTATAAGATTTTTATTGAACTCTACAATTTCCGTGCCTTCTACCTCATCTCCTCCAGGGTATAATGCCTTCCAATGGATAAAGCCCATACTCTATATATTGATATATTCTATAAATAGATTAAAAAGATTAAGACACGTTATATGTAAAGGTTACGGTTAGGGTTCCAATATCTCCAGGAGTGGTGGTCGTATCTGCGGCAGAAAGCTGGAATACCATAAAATCAGTCATGTCTCCATCAGAGGTAATTCCGCCTGAAGGGGTTATATCTATTGCTTCTCCGACAGCGTCCCAACTTGTCAATGTGGTCGTAGCTACTGAGGATGCTGTATTAACAGGGGTTGCTCCTGTGGCTGTTGTTCCCGCCATAACATCAAGGCCTGAATCTGAAAGTGTCCCAGCCGACTTATAGAACTTAACTGCGGTGATTGCGTTAAATGTTCCCTTAAACTCCAGCTTCGCCCACCTTTCATATGAATACGCTGTTCCTGAGGATAAAACTGCAATTGGCTTTGATTTGTAGGCGTTCCCATCTGTGTCTACCGAGTCATCATTCAGAAGATTAAGATTATCCGCATCTGAACCTGAAGCTGTTAATGTCCCAGCATCTGTGCCTGTGGCTATCCTAAGATTACATGTTACATTCATACTTATACTTAGCCATAGACTATTTAAATGTCCTTATTAAGCCCACAATACGCCAAGAGAATCTAAGACCACTGCTGTTGAGGTCGTAGCTATTTTTACAGATAGGTTTGTTCCGGGAGGAATATCAGTATATAGCTCAGAAAGGGTAATCGGACTATAGTTCGTGCCATCTAAGGATATGGAATAGTTTGCGAGAGCAACATTTTCTCCAGAAGCCCTAATTTCCAATTTGGTTGGATTCTTAGTGAGGTTGATTGAGCCTGTTACGGCAACCCCAGTGTCTGATGTGAATATTAGTTGTCCTTCGGACAGTTCTGCTGAGATGCATTCGGTGAGGTTAAGGTCTTCGTTAGAATCAAAGAGGTATTGGTGGGACTGGTGATACATATTTGGGTTGATAACATCAGACTGCGGTCTTGCGGTAACAAGTGCTTTGCGTATTTCCTGAGAAATTGATGGCGACCATTTCTCCAGTTTGACTGTTGTTGAGGGGTAAGAGTCATCAGAATACTTGTCTTGGAAACTTACAACCCTATAAAAGGCTGGACCGATATTATGAGAAGGGACAGATACCCTAAGCATCTGACCCGGAGCAAGGTTCGGCAGTAGTAATGATTCTATCTCCCCTACAATGGGGGCATCTTTTTTGAGAAGCAGGTGGGCTTCTGCTAGATTCTTTGCCTCGGCTAGTGATGTAATATTAGAGTCTGTAATTGTCTCTTCAATAACTCGGCGATAATATTCCTGTGAGGCCAAGTCATTTGCTGTATAGAGTATTGGCACATCGTTTATAGTCGCTCCTATAACCTTTATCCTGTTTCTAACTAACGAGGTATCTTCATAAAAGTCAGATACATTAATCACATTGTATCCCTCAGCAATAGCATCCAATTCATTTCTCACAGAACGGGTTTCAAAGAATTGCACACTCCGATTAACATCAACATATGCTTCGTATCCGCACAACTCACATATATCCGCTATCGCTTCGTTTGCGGGGATGTCACTGATATCCTTTATAATATCCACACCAATTTCCGAAATATGGCTGTGGTCATAGGGGGATTCCAATTCCAGGTTGACTTTGGATATAATGTCTTTAACTGCAAGTCCCGCATCTCCCCTATAAGCTCCAGACACATTAATGTCCATAAGGTTGGTCGCTTGCAGTTTCCCCTTAATACGAATCATAAAATTTGTGTAATCTACTGACTCGATAATCCCAACATTCCGGAGGGTGGTTGCTGTATCTCCATAGTCTTTGTACCAATGTATCTTATCCCCGTAGGTAAATAGCCCTGTGAATTTTTCATCGGGGTTATAAAATTCTATATCAAATCGGCCCACTTCGGGGAGAAGTTTTGGCTCAACAGATACTGAATCGAGATATGAGGTTAAATCTGTTTCTTGAGAACCAGAAACAATAGTACACTTAAAACATGACTTTATATGGTATGGTATCCACGCTGTGAGTGGTATCTTCTGCATCGCAATTGAGGTCATAATAAATTATGAGTATGTACAGCCTACACAATAGGGTTGAATAATTAAATCTGGCTGTGCCCAATTCCAGCCCGCATCCGCATCGGCACAGTCATAATCCGCAAACAGCCAAATACTTGCGGTAGAATTATAACCCTTGTTAGTTAGAAGGCGGTAGGGTGATGTATCTGTTAGGTTGGTCCTCGAGCCGGTAAATGAGGTTGCCACACTAAATGTAACGCAGTCATGGACTTCACTCAAGCTAAGGTCTAGATTCATGTTCCGGTCATAGTTTTTTGTGGTGAAGGTTATCGCAGGTCTAGAGGTAGTTTGCCCATAGGCGGAAACACCCTTATCTGTCCGAGTTCTTGGCCTAAAGTCAATATACCCGTTGTTAATAGGGATTATATAATCCACCTTTGAATAGGCTACATCATAGGAGTATTCTGCTGTAGATGAGGTATTTTGGTTAAGGATGTAATAATACCCCCTCCCCGAGCCGTAGTATCCTAAATTGACAGAAACCACCACAGAACTATCTGAGTCTGATGTGATTGTAATCGGAACATCAATATTCCCGCTTGAACCATTTTCTGCGATATAGTTATTTATCGCCGAAGGCGGAATATCAATATAGGAAATATCTTGTGTGGAGGTGAACTCTACCGCGACAGAGGTAATATTTATGGCACCCGCAGAACCTGTTATAACTCTTATGGGTATAAGGCACATACCTTCGCTATCAGGGGTGCAGTCGTCTAAGAAAGCCTGCATTTCTGTGGCATTGAGGTCTACGACTAGGCTACTTACGATATTTGTAGCATTGTTGTAGTCTGGGGTTCCTATATATCCAGAGTCTATTGTTAAATTGAATGGGTATTGGTTGAGTTTATATGACTGTTCGTAGATAGAGGCAGTATGGAAATTCTTCGGCAGAATGAATATCTCAGCACTAACCATTGAAATAATATTCGAGGTGTCTGGGAATACAGATGCAACACTTAGGACTGGAGAGGTCAAGGTCACTGGCAGAGTGGTGTGTACCCCATATACAGGACAGCCTAGACCATCAGACGCGTATATTATCCAGTCTCCAGTGGCTTGTTTATAATATTTTAAACTGAGATACGCATAACCACCTTCGAGGATGCAGTAAGTGTACAACTCCCCTTTAGTTAAAAACATAATATCCAATACCTCATATTCAGAAAAGTTATAGTGATAATCGACATCGTAATAGCTGGTAATCTCATGTCCAGTGACACACTGATGACTAATTGTACCCTTTGTGAACAAATCTTGGTCATATGCATAGGTGGGAGTTGTCAATGTGGGGGGGTTTATATACGTATCTTTAGGCCAGTAGGTATATTGTGTACCATAGCCCGCAATCTCGGCACCCATCTGCCAGTCGGACCAGTGTGGATTCCCCTCTAAGGTCAGGTTCCCTACAAGAATTGTTGCATCGGAGGGGAGTCTCAAATAGACTGTTTGTGTACCCGCTGCACCATATTCTAGATATTTACGAGACGCCCCGTCTGAAAATATATCTAGTGTGGTATCTGTACCTGTGCCTATTAACCTCCCTAGATAACTGTGGATAAGTGTATCTCCAATATAGACCTTTAGGTTTGAAGGGTATTCGGGGTCTTCAAGTCCAATGAGCCTAAGTGTGCCTCGAACCGCCTCATCTTCCGAGTTCAACTGGATATATGTGGATTTGTTCTCTGGGGGTGAGGTGAAGTTTAAGGTAATATTCTGGGAACCCGATTCCATTTCTCTTAGAAGGGGAGCAGCAGTGATATTAATGGTTGTTGAATTGGAATAGCAAGTCTGGGGGTCTACAGGTCCCTTAACACATAGCACCTCTCCTTCCGGAGGGGATATTAATACTTCAATCGCATATCCGCACTCAAATAACCTTATAATATTGTATTCCCAACCTAGTCTTGGGTAATCATTCCCATCATCAATACCCCATATCTCATCTACATAGTCTTCAATTAAAACAATATCCCAAGCTGAAAATGTATCAATATCCATCATCTCCGCAGTAGTCTTCCCTGTTGCGTTTCCTTTGGTGGTAGTCTTTCCGCTCGTCTCCTTATCCCAGAAGTTGTTAGTGTCAGAATATGAACCTCCTGTAGTAACATACCCAACAAAACCTCCTGAATTGGAATGGGTGGACTCAACATATCCTGTTGAATAGCATTTGTCTATACTTCCCTGATAATTATAGCCTACAAATCCCCCGTGATATTGCCCTGTTCCTGAACCTTTGTAAACATTGCCGGTTGCATAAGAGTTAGTTATTGAACTACCAGAATAGCCGGCGAGACCGCCAACATATATACCTGAACTTGTTACATTACCCGTTGCATAGGATTTTGTTATTGAACCATAAGACACACCAACAAGACCCCCAGCATAATAACTTGAGCCGGTTACGCTACAAGTTGCATAGGAGTTGGCTATTGAACCAGAAGAATATCCGACGAGACCACCAACATAATAACTTGAACCGGTTACGCTACCTGTTGCATAGGACTTGGTTATTGAGCCTACAGAATAGCCGACAAGACCTCCAACATAACGATAGCCAGTTATAGAAACATCTACTAGACTAACATTCTTTAGTTCTGAACCTATTGCAGTATAGCCAAACAGCCCTTGGTTATCAGTTGAACTTCTGTTTATATACAAATCTGATATTGTATGACCATTCCCATCAAATGTTCCATAAAATTTATTTGTGCTGTCTCCGATAGGAACCCAACCCTCTCCTCCATTAGCCGATGAAGAGGCATAAGTGTCATATCCTGTTGAGCTAGAGCTAAGGTTTGCCGCTAGGATGTAATCTCCCGACAGGGAATTTCTAATATTGTGTAAATCCTCCCAGGTGTATATGTATGTGGGGGGGTCATAAAGCCTGAAGTATAGAGTATCGTGGTCTGTTTGAGTACGGTACCTAGCCTTAACTATTCCAGATTTATAAACTGTCCCCCAATAATAGGTTTTGTCTAATTCTAGTTTCATATTCTTCCCAAAATTAAGTGTGGTCTCCCCACTCAGCTTATAAGTTTCTCCGCTATATTCTAGCCGCCTTGCATTGTACTCATATATGGTGTTCTGCGGGAAACCTATCAACTCAACTTTGTGGATTACTGGAAATGATGATACATCGGGGTCATAAGGGTTTATAGTCCAGGTTTCACGTATAGTTCCCCCATTGAAATAGGGTGTTTCTCGAATGTGGATTAGGAAGCTGTTTTCAGTATAATTGTAAAGAATAACATCTTTGGCATGGCGTTTGACTAGGCTCGTTCCAGCAAATATTTTATTCTCTTCAATCCCACTCACCAGCCACCTGTTGCCTTCCTGCACATAGAATGTTGCCCTGTCTTTATCTATACGTATGCCCACACCCGCCTCGTGGTAATAATATGTTGCTCCTGAGGCTAATATCAATATTAATATAAGCCCCACCTGATATTTGTCAGCCATATAATAATATCCCACGACTTAGTATTTATAGACCCGCCTACTCAAGAATACGAACTGATTTGAACCGCTTTCTTTCGTGGAATGTCTGTTCTGCTTCGCAATCTTCAAATTTGTGCCGGGTATGCTGGGAATTAAAGGAAAACCAGACCGAGGTGAAATTGAGTGGGGTGGCTGTGTTGCAGCAGAGAGGCAGGTTATAGAATGACTTCGCCTCAATTTTTCTGAGGGTCGGCTCTAGCATCCTCCACCGCTTTGTCGTAAAATCGTAGCAACATACTGCCATGTGCTCCCCTACCCTAGTTTGCCCACATACACCCCAGCTAAAGGCTTCGAGCTCATTAACTAGCCCTGCGGAATGGAACAAAGACAGAAGGTCCAACGAGATGGCTGTGCTGTTCTTAGGATATGTATACCACCGGTCTATTGAAGGTGTCCACCCCCCGCCAGAAGTCCTATTCCGCCCAATACACCCTCTTGTCTTCATATACTCCCGATAAACATCAAACTGGAGCATATTTATTACCTCTCCAAACCCTCTTGATGGATGCATGTCTAAATATTCTCTAAGGCTCAAACCCCTTTCCTTACACCATTCCCGATGCCCGGCAAGAGTAGTTATGAAATCTCGGATATCTATATCTGCCTTTTTTGTCTCGAGCTGGTTCTTTGGCATATTTGGTGTAGTAGAGGCTACTTCTATAGGGTATTCATTGGTTACAATCCTCCTGTGGGGATAGCTGTGAGTGATTATTTCAGCAAGTTCGCTAATCTCCTGCGGGATATAGATACACTTGTCTTCAAGGTTGGCGATGTGGTCAGAGTAAATAGATAATTGTCTTAGCAAGTCTAAATTTTTAACAAGAAGGGTTTCCATTTCAGAGCATTGTACGGAAATAATAGCTTTGTATTGCAGATGGTCTTCCCTGATTTTCTTAATCTCGTCCAGGAGCCTTATAAGTGCAGTGTGTGTATGGCCTTCTTGCACAGGACACCTTTCGAGCAGGGATTGGAGTTTGCATATCAATTGAGAGCATTTTATCTTAGGCAGATTCAATTTATCCTCTAAACTGCTAGTAACACCCATAATTGTTTTAACAATTCATATATATAATTATCTACTCTTCAGCCCCCATCTCTTCACCATAGAATATATTTAGAGCTACTTCAATCGCAGGTGCACCTCCACCACCGGCTCCGCCAGACTCACCCTTCCGTTTTATAGCAACCTTCTCAATACCTACTGAATGCACTCTAAACCCATCCACAAGATAGGCAACCCCCCTATCCCGAGAGATTAGCTTAAGGTCGTTCATAGGGGAAGAATCTGCTTCATCAGAGCTGGAATCATCTTTATAGTAGTCCCCAAGCATATATACTATATCCCCTGAAGCATAGGTTCCTGATAAATTTGCTTTAAAAGAGGTTGTAGTGAGGTTGGATATTGTTGCGGACTCTGAGGTCGAGCCATCAGCTTTGTAGATTGTGATTGTGTCCCCATTTGATAAACCTTTTGTAGACCCAACATATACCGTGTCTGGTGTGCCCGAGGCAAATCCAGTAACAATCACATTCACAGTATCTATATCTTTTACAATCTTTGTGCCGCTAGAATAGTTCTTTGAGAGGGTGGGGGCGGTAATAGTGTGGGTTCCATTAGGCTCCCCGATAACGACATTAGAAGCCACAAAGTCTTCACTATAAGTGCCATCACTTGCAACAATAGTAAGGCTATCTCCTGCTGCAAATCCATGAGCGTCTACAACACTCAATTCGACATTTGAGCCCGCAACCGCCCTTGATTTCAATTGAGTTTCAATTGTATTGCACAGGTAGCCAGTGATATGTTCATTTTCGGTGAGAGGATTGTTAATGTCATAAATAAGTGTCGATGCTTCTGAATTTGGGTTTGGGGGCCTAATTACAACCAATTTTTTGGATAGCTGACATTCCGCAGTTTTCATACCTATCGTAACTACCTTTGTACCCTCGTAATACACCCTGCCTTCTTTATATAAAGTATAAACCCTCGTCCGGTTAGGGTTAGCTATTCTCCCCATTAAGGTATTTGGTTCTGGACTATATATTGAATCTCAATAGGCTATATGCTTTTGGGACACTCATCTACAAAGTCAGCCGCCTTTATCTTTACAATTATTCTCTTGCCTCTGCGGTCTAACAAGCCTGCCTCAGGGGTTCCTACTACACCTTCCATAGGTATAGTTCCTTCTGCAAGAACAGAATTTGGTCTTTTTTTGATAAATTCAATAGCCTCATTAATTGTGCCTGATAAGATTATTGGAACACATGGAACACCAAACCCCTTTGCAATCTCCTGCACATTATCCCTCTCGAGGTAAACCCCGTTGATGAGCACATCAAATAAGACAAAGCCTACATCTTTACGGTATCCCTCTCCCACCTGGATATTTCCGCCATAACCCTCACCATATAGAATTACTGGGCGTTCTCCAAATAAACTCTCAAATATCTGCTCGTTGGAATCACCCATAAAACTGTTTCCAAGAGCCTCAATTAATTTTGTGGGTATCGAAGAATTATCACCTCTACCTCTAAAAAAAACCTTATACCCATCCCAACAAACTCTTATATTAGTCCCGTCTACCTTCTCAGTGAACACCCATCTGCTGTCCTGAAGAAACTGCACTGCGGGATTTCTAAACCGGCCCCATATCAATTTCTTTGTTCCTTCCATGTCTCTTTCAAAAAGGGTTTCAATCTTAGGGTATTTCCTAAAGTCTTCCATAACAATGTTTTATAAACATATATATACTATTTGTTGTGTCGGGTTTACTTAACCATGTTCCGAATGTCTAAAGCAACATCCCTCAGCTTACGGTCTATTATAAACTCGATGTCTCTTGGGCTATCGTGAGTGTGTATTTCAAGAGGCATGTTTATCGTAATAGAGTTAGATGCTCTGCCCCCTCCACCAGAAAGAGGAACTACCGCTTCAGGCCCACTTTCTCCAATGACCGCTAATGTTGGGCGGTAAACAATGCCCCCTTTTGCAAGGCGAGGCAACTGTGTGGATTTAAGGAGAAAGTTCTGTTCATCAAGTGCCCTGTCTGCGGCTGAAGCATAGCTCCTTTGGGTTATCGAAGATGTATAACTTATATTTTGTGCGGGTTTTATCGATGAAGAATAGCTGGAATTAAAGGCATTGAGGGTTTTATGCGATTTTTCTATTTGTGCGGTTAAAGAAGCATACCTCTTGGTGAGCTCCGCCAAGCTGTCGTCCGTGAGGTCGTATACACCAATTGATTCTTCAAATGTCCCGATAAGCCCCCCCAATGAATCCTCTAAACCATTTGCAGTTCCCGACATATTGCCATAAGCACTATCAAGATTTAATACCTTAGGCAAAATCGCAGACATGGTGTTGGCTGTGTTTTGGGTCTGGTCAGCCATACCCGCAACCGCTTTAGTGCTTTCAAGGCTTGCTTCTTTGAGTTCCCCATTTGCGGCAACATATTCATATAGCTCTGTCCGGCTAGAAGTTGACTCCTCAGAAACCTCACCCATGTTGTCTGCGAATTTATTGAGGCTCTCAGAAACTTTGTCCAGAGCACCCCCCCACCGGTCTACATCTCTTTGTGTTTCCAGGGTTACCACCTTAAACCCCACATCTTGGAGTAAAGCTACCCTTTTATTCGCTTCAAACATCTTCTTTTCCATTGCTTCAAGGGTGTCTATACTCTTAAGATGAGAAAAGTCTTTTCCGGAAATAGTCTCAGCAAAAGACAAAAAGGCATTTTTAGCCTTCATAATCCAGATGGTTATTTGCGAAAATCCTATAGTACATACATCCGCTAGTCCGTGTATGTAGTGCTTTGCTGTGTGGTAGAGGAAAATTATCACAGTCCCTAGTGCCTTGAATATAGGTATACTTATGTGAGTAAAATTCCACGCTATAGCTTTTATTACTGTTGACACAACCCCCTGAATCCCCAAAAAGTTATTCTTCCATACCCAATAAAGGGCATAAACTGCAAGGGCCACAAGGGCAATCTTAAGCATCAGAGGGGAGAATACTGCGGAAATAAGGCTTTTAAAGCCAAGGCCTATCGCAGTAATACCACTCTTAAGACGTGTCATTACCGTTGCCGTGAGAATTCCTTTTGAGGAAAAAGCGAATAGTGCCACCGCCCCTGATAAGACCCTTGCAGCAAAACCATGCATCGCAAGACCGACTATTTTTAATGTCGAGGCCATTTCAATCAGACCCCCTACCCCTAGCCCCACCTGGCCAACAAATAATAATACTGTCCCAGCTAATAGAAGAAATATCGCTCCTTTACCAATTAACATTTTACTAGCCTCATCCAGCTCTAAAAACTGGGTAACCAAATCCAACAATATGGGGTAAATTTCTAATAAGGCGGGTAGCATCACAACTGTCAAGACTTGGGATATGAGTTCCCCTATTCCTAACGCTTCCATCGCAGGTCCCAAAAGGGTATTACCCCACATCTGCATCTGCATTCCAAAGAACATTATAGACAAGAATTCCATCTTAAACCGATGCAAACCCTGGGTCATATATCTCACCCATTGTGCCATCCTTGCACCAAAACCTGAGGTAAAGTAATACCCCTGTCTGTTGAGGGCGATTACAGCATCTGTGGGGAGAGTGAGTACCTGTGCAAAAGACTTATTCCGGGCAACTAATAAAGACATTGAATCCGCCCAACCTAGAGCTTTTTTTGAGGCAACATCAATCACATTTCCATGTTTATTGACCGCCATACCAGAGGAAGATAGTGCACTAATCACCGCATCAGGGTATACCTTCATCTTCTTGGAGAGAGTTTGCAGTTGGGATGCTTGGTCTAATGCTCTTGCATAGGCTAATTCTTGTTCACTAGTATGTGCCTTCCCTTTAGGCATTGCCGGGTCTTTGGTAGGCCTTATGCCCCTCTGTGCATAATCCCGTAACTCTTTGGGGATATCTATTCCTGTACTCAACCCCATAGCCATATCCGAAGTGGACTTCTGGATAGACTTATGTATTCTTTCAGCGTCCTGCTGTACCTTCCGGGTGTTTATCGCTTTATAAACAATATCTATATCTATTTGTCTTTTTATAGGTGCCATACAAAGATACCTTTTCTAACTATTTGTATCTCCCCCTTCTTAACAATCTCTCATGTTCCTTCTGCATTTCCATTGAATCTTCCTGAACTCTTTCTAACAGACCCAATATCACCGGCACTGGCATTGAAATCATATCCGAATAGGGAACCCAAGACCCATAAAATTTCATAAAAGCATGGTGAATATCAATTAGACTAAACTCGGGTTCTGAACGAGAAGACTTAGTAAATAGCGATGAGGTCAACTCATTTAATTTTTTTTGGTGGGCTATTTGCTCGGGGGTAGGAGATTCAGTTTGGGCGGGCATCATTTACGACCTTTGGGGAGGTATCTAAAGATTTCTGGAGACGCTCTAGTTCTGCCTTCTGCTCAGGGGAGAGTTTTAGTTTGTCTATCCCAAGGCTGTTCACCTGAAATAACGCCCCTAGTAACGGGAGATACAGATTTGAGATGAATTGGTCTATAAGCACCTCTGCTTGTTCTGGGGCTTTTTTTTCTGGGACACCGTTTTTAATACAGTCCTCAATGAGCCTATCCATAAGAGTGGGGTCTGAGGACAGCACCATTTCTTCTAGTAGGGCCGCCAACATTCTACTCTCCGAAGTAGTCAAACCAGCAAGAGGACTTCCACATTCTTTCATAGACCTCTGTGTAGCGGACACGCATTGGGTAAACTCTCCTAATCGTGCAGGGGGAAGCGGTCTAAAGTAAAATATATCCCCCTCTATTTCAAATTCGACAGGTTCTCCAGCATATTTTCTAATCTTACTAATGTCCATAATAATACATTAGATATATAAATACTCACAATAACTCAAGACCCCTTGTATTCAGATTATCATCAAGGCGGCCCAAAGGATACCAGTAAGCCCAATCGCTGTTCTGTCTTTTAAAATCACAAGGCATTTGTTCTACGAGTGAAGGGTCTATCTTAATATTGTGGGGTTTAAGGGGACCAATAATTTCCATCACCTTCCTGAAGAGGTTTATCTTCCAAGAAGGTAGGTCATGTCGGGGTATACTAAGGTTGGGTGAATAGCCATCTCCAAAATTTTTAGCAAAGAGGGCATCCCACTTCGGGGCATCACAGCATTTCATATTTATATCAATAAACTTTATCTCACGAACAACCGCTTTACCGCTTCCAAATCTGTTCTGTTGAATCCAGTCTACAAGATGGGGGTATGTCTGCGGCAACAGTTCTAACATATAAAACCTGTGCATGAATTATATACACAAAATAAATAATATACCTCAACTAAACATATGCAGTTAGTGCCGCTATGCTAGTCGTTCCGTCTATTGTGGAATTCTGGGTAAAGTTTCCAGCCCCCAATCGGGAAAATGGTCGTGCTTTGAAGGTACAACTGGCTTTCAATATTTTATCCCCCAATGTAAGTGGGCTCATTTCAGTAAACCTTGCATTTGATAGAGAAAGCCTATATCCACAGGACCCAATAGGAACTGCATCGGTGGCCTTCTTGATATTCGTGTCATCAGTAAATAATATAGTCACCCTAAAATTATCTCGATTTCGAGAATTTACAGTAGTTAAACCAACCCCTGCAGATGCAGTGGTGTCCCATTGTGTGGTCATAGTTCCAGAAACATTAACCTTATATGCAGTGTTATAAAACTGTGCTAGACCCATACCAATGTTGGTTTCTCCTGAAGCCTTAGATTCCACATCAAGAGACCTTGGATAAATATCAAATGAAATCTCATATGGCCCATCACCTTCATGAGCTTCCAAACAACCACCATTGGCTAGGTGTATCACTTCAAAATCTCTCTCTCCCAGCTTAATCTCCAAAGAATCTTTATTCATCAAAGCATTCAATTCAACAACTGCTCCATCTGAGGAAGCTCCCTTTGCTTCTATGGTTACATAAGCCCACTGCCCCCAGCTTTCAGGAACATTTACACTTGTCATATATGTATTTCCTACAAGACTATTTAAATGTCCTCTTTAATGTTAATTAAAGTCTGGTGTTAATTATTATGTCTTCGAATTCTAATAAATTTCACACCCTATCCAATATTACCCTCCCCTCAGGCTCTCGTAGAATGTCTATTAATTCTTCGTATACCCTCACTCATGAATTGTCTAAAATGATTGCCATGTATCTCCTAAAAGCAGGATACGACCTGCCGACTGTCGAGCTAGTGTTGTCTTGTATAAAATGTAGGGTGGATGCCGTCTCTAAAAGTGTAGATGATGTTTTGGATTCCAATAGAATTAAGCCGGACACAAAAGCCCCCGAAGTATTTTGTGAGGCCAAAATAGGCAAGTACCAGACAGACCTTGTATATGGAAATCAAAAATGTGTGGTTGAAATAGACCATAAGCACGATACTCCCCAAGAGAAAGTAGACTATCTGTCTGAGAGGGGGTTTTCAGTATGGGTGATAAAGGTCTAGCCCGGCAACTATTTAAATATCCTTTATGGATGATTATATAGTCTGAGTGTAATAGCCGTTTATGCCGAAATATAGTCCCCCCCATCTAGAATTCGGGGAAAACGACCGAAAAGTTTTAGAGTCTATACACTCCCAACTTGAGGCTATGATTTCTGCAAATAGGGAGCTGAGGGAATCTATATCTGAAATTCAAAAGGATGTAAAGGCACAGACCACAATTTCGGCCAGGTTAGAGGAACACCAGAAGGCGGTCAATGGTTCGGTAAGGCGGCATGAATTAAGGCTTCAGGTTGTGGAAGATGAACTAAAAGCCTGTAGGCGTGAGGTATATGAAGTGGATAAGCAACTTACCGGACAAATCCATGCGATTGACCTTTCCAACAAAGATGCTCTTTTTAACCATCACAATAAACTTAATGCTAAGATTCATTCTAATTCACTCCTGCTGGGCATCCTCCAAAATAAGGTAGTCTGGATTCTCACCCTCCTCTCACTGATATATACAGCATGTGCTCAGGGGATAATATGACTAACAGATATATGTCTTGTCTGGAATATATCCACCACAGATGCAAAGTGTTGAAACAAGGGCAGTCCCCTGAAGACTATATGTTGTTCTTGGAAGTCTTATCCAAAACAGCCCGTTTGGGTGAACTTTGATAAGAGTATTTATAGGTTTTGTCTATAATTATATATGACAATTCACGAACTTGTTTCAGGGTTCATTGAGTCAGTAAAAGGGGAAATCGCAGAAGCCTCCATGAATGGTAAGTCCTATTCGATTGATTTCTTAGAATTAGATAAATATTCACCAGAGTTGGGCGACGAGTTACTCGATAATCCAGATTATATTATCGAATTGCTCAATGATGCAGTTATTGAACTTGGATTGCCGAATTCCCCATCGATTGGGGTAAAAAACCTCAACAAAGCCTCAAAAGTAAGCTTAAGGGACTTAAGAGTGAAACATATTGGAAAATTGGTTTCAGTAGAAGGTATTGTAAAGCTAGCTTCAGAAGTCTTGCCTAAGGTTTATGAGCTTTCGTGTGAGTGTTTAGAGTGCGGCAATGTGTTTGATGTGCCTCAGGAAGGAAATTTTATAAAAACCCCCAAGATGTGCCCTAATTGCGGAAGAAATGATATTCAAATTAGCCACAAAAAAAGGTATGATTGCCGATGGCTGGCCATACAGGAACCCTATGATTCGGATACACGACCCGGAGAAACAAGGGTATTCCTCAAGAAAAGCCTGACAGATTCAGAATTTCAAAATCAGTCTGACCCGGGGAATCGGATTACAGTTGTAGGCATTGTCCGAGAGATGACAAAATCTCAGAATAGGGTAGAGTCCACTCAGGAAGAATACTTCATAGAAGCACTGTATATCGAGTCTCAAGACAGAGATATTGACGACCTGAATCTTTCCCCAAAAGACATCGCAGAAATTGAATTGTTAGCCCAATCCCCAACCCTGCTCCCCACCCTCGTTGGCTCATTTGCTCCAAGCATATACGGCAATGAGCAGGTAAAGGAAGCTTTATTACTGCAAGCTGTGGGGGGTGTGTCTACAATTCGACCTGATGGCACGAGGGTGAGGGGCAATTTGAATGTTCTGCTCATTGGAGACCCCGCAACGAGTAAAACTCAACTCTTAAAAGCTACAACCTCATTAATTCCACGAGCAAGGTATGTCTCAGGGACAGGTGCGACCTCTGCGGGGCTTATCGCTTCTGTGAGGCGAGATGAGTTCACAGGAGGGTGGGTTCTGGAGGCGGGGGCTGTTGTGCTGTGCAATAGAAGCCTCTTAGCTGTTGATGAATTTGAGAAGCTAAACAAACCAGACCAAGTGGCTCTGCATGAGGTTATGGAAAGCAATAGTGTCAGTATCTCAAAAGCGGGAATAAATGCAACCCTCCCCGCACATACATCCATCCTCGCAGGAGCAAATCCAAAGTTGGGTCGATTTGACAGCTTTATGTCCATTTCTGAACAGATAGATATAACCCCCACACTTCTATCCCGGTTTGATGTGCGATTTGTACTTAGAGATGAGCCAGATGAGGCCAAAGATTCAGCAATTATAGACCATATTATCAATACAAGGCTTGGCGAGTCCACTCCAATTGTCCCCCCAGAATTCTTAGTAAAGTATCTTCTGTATGCAAAGAGAAAGGTCTCTGAGGTCACACTAACAAAAGAGGTCTTGCAAGCAATTAAAGATTATTATACTTCATCAAGGAAGTCTTACTGCATGGAAAATAAAACACTTCCACTCACACTCAGACAATTTGAAGGGATGGTCAGACTATCGCAGGCATATGCAAAGCTCCATCTCAGAACCCAAACCACCCTTGAGGATGCTTCTAATGCTATTAAGCTAATGGAATACTCGCTAAAAAATCTGGGGTTTGACCCTGAATCCGGACAGATAGATATAGACCGATTAGAGTCAACCACAACTTCCACCCAAAGGAGCAGGACTGATTGTGTGCTAGCCATCTATAATGTTCTCAGTAGTCAGGGTGATGTTTATATAGACGACTTAATCTCAGCGTGTGAATCTAAAGGTATTCCTAATCCAAATAAAACAATTGAAGAGATGCTTAAGAGATGTATTTTTTACTCCCCAAGGAGCGGATTAATTGAGGTGGTTTAGGGTGCAAAGTCATAATCTCTCCCCACCGGGGGTCACCACTTACATTAACCCCCTGTTCAGCGACAAATTGAATCAACTCGGCAATACCTTTGGGGGACAGGTCATACTCCCCAGAAAGGCCTTGGAGTTTAATTAAATCATCATATCTTGTGCTTTCTGGTCCTTCCTCAGGGATATTTTGCATCACAGTAATCTTATTTGAATCTGGCGATTTTTGCAGATTAAAGAACTCACAAATCCAGCATATGATGCGATTCGCATCTCCCCCATGCACCTCTGTATTTAATTGCTCAAGCTGGCATCTTATTTCTTCTCTCAGCTCATCTTTGAGAACTACTAGCCCTAGAGTGTAGGGTAACCCCGGGAAGTCTGCAAAGGTTTTAAAATCTGAACATATTGGGGGACTCCTGTCGGGCAGGCCTATCTTAAGACTCGATGGCAGAACCATATATAAGGTCTTCACACTTTTTACAATAGGCTGGATAGTCGTTTGAAACAAAGCAGAGGGTCGGGTCTTTTATGCAGTAGTAGAAATTCACACCGGACAGCGATTTTCTTGAAAAAGAATAGTCACATACCATAAACTATAAATAGAATAGATTATATATTTATGACATTCGAAAATGTCGTGGACAAAAAAAGCTGGTATGCCGAAGTTTGTCTGAGAGTAAAACAGCATTCTGATATTTTAGCCCATCTTAAAGAAGTAAACAGCCCTTATCTTGAAGGCCTAAAGGCTGAGTCTTATGACAATATCATCAATCTCAATACTGTCAAATCTATGTATGAGTTCTCCCCCGAATGTGCCATTTGTTATCGAGACCCCGATGGGGTTTTAGGAGTGTCTATTATGCCCGACAAAAAAGATGCCGACCGCGTCTATCGTGAGCATAACGATAGAGCATACCGAGATGTAGTATGATAATGCCCCCTGCTTATCCGGTTCATTTAGACAGCGAAACCCGTATCAGGGCTATTTATGAGACCATCTTCCCTTCAATTTATTCCTCTTCTTTTGAGCCTGTTGAGAAATTAGACCGCCTTGACAGATACAGAACAATTGCCTATTTTCTTGCCGATGCTTTAGAGTCTGAACAAAGAAAGAAAGCCTTAATTCCTCTTGAAGAGAAATTTGAAATGTATTTCAACCTATCAAAGGAGATTTAGCCTATAGACTGCTTTGACATAGCCATTATTTGATTGCAAACTTTCGTATGTCAAGTAGCCGTGCGTTTCCTTGTCTGCATAGAAGTATATCGTTTTTGGGAAGCTATTTTCAATAGCCAGGTCCCTCAGCTGTTTTTTGATTAGTTCAGACATACCCCACCCATTCATTAGATGTTTTTGTTTTCCCCCTTCTGCTCTCTCCTACTTCTACAATCCAGCCCCCAAGTGCAGGATTAAGCCCTCGCCTTCTTGTATAGTCCGAATCCCCCTGAAAAGTCCCTGTAAGATATGCTTGAGTTCCCTGATAGTCCATATACATCGAGTTGTGTAAATGCCCCATAGCCAAGACATCGGGGTAAGTTGAAATAGGTCGTTCCCTTAGATAGGTCTGAATTTTATAGCTATTCCCACTCCAGATGACCCGCCCATTCCTTCTGACAAGGATTACATGGTTGGGGACCTCTACACAATAGACTTTACCAGAATATCTCACTTTTTCGGGGTATTTATTTATTGTGGGGGTATTCTGAAAGTGGCTTAGTGAGACCCCCGTCTTGCTTATTGTAGCACCATAACCGCACTTAAGCAACAATTCTTGCATACCGTCTTTCAAGTCATCGCTTACAGTCCTATATAAGCCCCACCCTCCCATTATACTATCCTTAGTTCCACCCCCCTCAAAGGCAGATTCTAAAAAAATGCGTATCTGTCTTGGTGAAAGTTCTTTTATAAACTCAGGGATTCTCTTATTGTAAGCTCCTTTGCCACAAAGCCTATCTAGCTCTTCTGATAGCTCGGCCCCCGGTATCGCAAATCGTTTGTAATTCATTTGGTATCCCCACCCAAGCTTATCTAACAGGCTTTTAATTTTTTTTCTCCCCCTGTCCCTTATTTGAGTAATAAAAGTTCCATATTTGGAGGTGTGCCCCTCAGATATATACCAACCTAAAAATTCTAAAAACAAATCCATATTCACTGAGCCAAAATGCCTGGGCTCTTGAGAGGCATAGCGTTTTTTGTTTCGGTAGGGGATATCGTACCACAGTCTTTCTTTGCCTTTCCACCAAACCTCCTTGCTCATCTGCCACTTTTGTCTGAAATTTAAGCCCTCTTTAAACAAGTCTTGTGCCTCCACCAATACCCACGACATATCTACTCTGGTATGGCTTTTTTGTGGAAAGCTCATTTCTTTTAGCCTTTTAATCATTTTTGGATATCGCCTTACGAATAGCCTGTGGTTTGGGGTAACCAACAAGTCAAAGCTTCTTGCCTTGAAGTGTAGCATATCTCCCACATAATCTTCTTTAATGATATCGGTGGGTCTCTGCCATTCTAAGTAGCCCTCAGAGTCTCTTGTAGCGACCTTGTCCTTGAAAGACACATCTTTGAATAATTTCCATCCCTTGAGGGTTAAAATCTCAGTATCATCCGAAAAACACTTTGAGTAGGGGCTTCCGCCGGAGGGGTGGACAAGCTCCACAACCTTCCCGTCTGGCAGTTTTACATTTCCGTAATATTGACCTAAAAACTCAAAGTCCTCTCTCTTTGAAGATACCAGCTTAACAGGGTCTATGCCCTGATTTTTGTATGAAGATGTGTCGTGATTTCCCGAAATAATATATACCTTCCTTTTGTTTGATTTGGGGATTAGGTCATCAAACAAATCTATTTGCCCTTGAAGGTTTACGCACCCATCTTTTAGGTCATTTAATTGACCCCGATACATTCCGACCCCTGCAAACAAATCCCCCGAGTGAACTATTTCCTTTACCCCTGATTCATCGCAGTAATCCAAATAATCAAGCAGTGCGTTCTCGTAACATCCCCTATCTCCAATATGCCAATCTGAAGTAAGGGCAAAATGGTTGGATTTCAGTTGAGGGGCTTCTTTTTGAGCCTCAAGCAGGGGAACAGTATATACCTTTTTTCCTTTTATTTTCTCCTCCCTTACATTCACTCCCGCCGAGTTCAGGGCTTGGATACATTTGTTAATTTCTTTTTTTGAAAAATTAGTATCAGATGCAATTTCAGAAATGGAGAGGGGGTTATCTTGAAGTAATCGAAAGACCCGCCTTTCTCGACTATTCATATATTTATATGGGGAAGGACTATTTAAGCCTTCCCAGTAGGGAGGTATGCACAAAAAATAATATTGGGATTTAGAGAAGTTTTTTCTCGTAGAGAGAAATTCTAGGGGGCAAGTGCACTTTAAATGCCCTATCTCAACTTAAAAAATAAAAAAGATATTTATCGGAGCGACAGTCATCTATTGTTTTTTTAGGGCTTATTTTTCTAACGCATATATTGCTTTCTGGTCGTTAGTAATTTGCTCAACAGCCACCATAAATGCTTTGTTCTTTTCAGATTGTGGCGAATCGGCGTCTACACCCCCCTCAATGAGCCCTTCATCCCCAAAGTCTATTTTCCTCAGTGCGGTTACTCCTTTTTCACCAACCTCTAAGATACTATACCCTCTCTGGTCAAGATATCTCATTACAGGCATTATATCTTTGAAGTAGACTGCATGGATTCTTACTGCGGCTCGGATGATGTCCTTTGTCTTCACTGTGGGTTTGTCCTCTCCTTCTTGCTCTTTAGAGGTCTCTTCTGTTTCAATAGGTATTGACTGCTTAATGAGTTCTATTGAGAAACCTACTTGCGGCAAGTTTTCAGAGTTTGTTTCTTCGTCTGTCATAATATATATATGTTTTAATAATGTTATGATTGATTTGATAAAGGCGATTTTAGACCCATGGGAGCTTCTCAAGTTCTTGTGTTTTGTAGTGGCTACAATATGCGTTGGATTCGCAGGCTCATTGATATTCATCGAAAAAACACTCTCATTTGAAACAGGTCTTTTACTGTTATGCACTACTTTGGCTTGTGGTATACTGTATTTTGCAATAGAGATATATAATGAACTGCAATGGCTTAAAAAGGAGCTAACTGTAGAAGAATTCTGTGGTTGTGTGGATGGGGATGTGTACCCTTATTATCTGGACTATGTCAATTAGACAAGAGATGGACCCTCTCAAGGAAGGGATATGCTGTTGCGTGTGTGGAAGGTGGGTTGGTCAAACTTATGGTATTCACATTAGCCGGTCTGAGGGCAAGGCTATTACAAGGTACCTCTGCACGAACTGCAACCGCCGGGTATCTGTCAAAATAGAGCAAGACAAATACTCCCTAGAAACAACGGTACAGGAGGGGTGTCGTGGACTGAATTCTAGAGTGGGGGCTCTTGAGCGTAGATTAGGTGTCATCCCATTAAAAGAGGTGTTGGGTCTTGCACATGAAGGTGGTGCGGAAGATTCTAGGATATCCGCCAAAAAAACTACTGTAAGCGTAGTAGGGTGGTATTGGGAGAATAGGGGCTATCCTTAATTGAGCAGTACTTGTTTGAAAAGGATTGGAGAAATTATCTTAAATCCAGATGATGTTATGGCTTTAGTTGCAGATGCAGAGGCATTCCTTAGAGAACATGGGGAAATGTAGCAAGTGCGGGGAATGTTGCAGAATAATCTGCTATAATGTGCCTAAAAGGCGGTACACAAGAGAAGAGAGAAGATACTTTGAAATAAGGGGTATTAAGATAGAGCCCGTAAACCACCAGACTGACCGGCATATAATCTACTCCCCCTGCCCTATGCTAAAAGGGAATTTGTGCAGTATATGGGAAACCCGACCTGAAATGTGCGACTATAAAAAAGCGACTATGCCTATTTACCGCCCTAAGTGTTGCACAGATTAATAGAGAAAAGTGGGAAGAGTAGGACATGGGGGAATGCCATAGGGAAGACTACTGCGGAGATGATGGATATTGACACCATAGAAAAGATGAAGGCAATTCTTTTCAAATCTACTCGTCTTTCTGGGGTTTCTTAATAGCGGGCTGTTTTGTTGCCTCCGGCTTTGAGTAAGAATCCCATTTATTGTTGTCTACTGAAGGTTTGTCCTCACTAGAGGCTTTCTTCGGCTTATCAATAATCATCTTCACCCCCGGGTTTAGAACAATATCCGTACCGGGAATCGCCCTAAAACCTTCTTCATTGTTGAAGTAACACACCTTCCCATCTCCTATTTCTTTGACAATCATAACATAACTACCCCTAGAGTTTATAAATGTGTGTAAGGAACTAGGTTATTTTGAGTGCTTTGTCCACATATCCCGGAAGATATGAATCTATATCCTTAGATAGCTTCCTCAGTGCCTTTGCCGCAGTATGCTGAGCAGGTACTCCCTTCACAGATATTGACCTTGATATTGCATAAGCCGCACTTATAATCCCCTTCCCACTATTATCGGTAACACCCTTCGCAATCATCCACTTTAATATCGGTCTCGTGGATACCCTTTTACCTTTGGGAACTGACCACTTGCCACTAGCACCCTTTTTAAGCTTGGGCCTACCACCCTTACCGGGTCTCTTCACACCCCATTCAACATATTGGGCATAAGGGCTCCTCTCATCCCCAAAAGCTACTGTCACCTTTTTCATACTGTGCTGGGGCATGACTTTCGGGGAGCGGTATAGATTACCTGTGGCTATGGTGGGCATTCCACTCTTCTTAGGTCTTTTGAGTTCAGCCCGCAATTCTTCAACCAGCCTCTCACCCACCTTCTCTGAAACTTCTGCCCCCACTTTATTAAACACTTTCGGAAATAGTATAGACTCCTTTGATAGCTCTTGAGCACCCCTCATCTCTACCTCTACCCTCATAATCCAAAATAGTTATATCTCACATTAATCTCTCCTGCCCTCCAGATAATCCCATCACTCTCGTAATCTGAAATTTCTGTCCGTGGTGTTGGAGAGTTGTAGTCTATTTGGAGGTTCTTGTGGCGTAGGGTATGTGTTCCATCATCTAGGGTCTCAGATAATAAGACTTCTCTTATCTGGTCTAACAGATTATCTCTATCTTCTTTGGCACTAATCCCACTTGCGAGTACTTTAATTGTTGTCTCAAATACACATGGGCCTCGTTGAGCTTGGTTCAGGGGTCGGTCTGAGATGGCTGCGGAGACAATATACACCCTAGGCATATTTCCAACCACTCTATCTTCCCTCTCCTCTCCAACAAATACCCATTCTGAAGGTTCCCTTGGGGGGTCTTGAGTATCTGTGAGGTTATTCACCAACAGGTCTTTTATAAATTCCCTTAATGTCGACACCGCCTTTGAACGCACAACAACTACCATTTTTGTGGGAGGTGCCGCCTCGTTCCGGGTATAGATAATTGTGGGTCATCTTCGGCTACGCTCCCGAGTGAGGCCTGTAGCGACATGATATGTGTCTCGTACATCTTTCTGAACTCTCGGGAGAGGTCGGGTTGCCTCAAGATATCCACTTGGTCAAGATGCTTTATAAGTACTGAATCACACCCCAAGAAACACAGGGATAATGTGAGGTATATGCATGCTAATTTCAGGTCATTATCGGTTAGATATGTGGGTCTTGACCAGTAATCAACCACAATCTCTTGTAATCCTTGACTTGAGGGGGCTTCAGACAATTCAAAATAACCATATTTTGGATTAACACTGCTTACTTCAAGTTTAGTTCTTTCTCCTTCACTAGATATAGCATATACTTCTATATCAGTAGGGTTGACAAGCCCGTCTTGATTGCCATCGGCGATAGGTCTCAGCCTTGTGTAAAATGTTTTATTTGTTCCGTCGATTATGTTTTTTCGTTCATTATCAATATACTGTACCCGCTCATTGTCAACCTGTATAAATAAATCCTGAGTCATGTGTATCTGGGCTAAGTGTATGCAGTTCACAATCTCCTCATCACTTATTTCTTCTGCGGTTAATTTACGCCTAGCCAAGCCTCTGACCTCGTCAACAGTGCAATACATAATAGTATCCCTGTCCGAACTATATATTAGCTCTTCGCTACAAGAACAGCGTAGCAATTATCATCGAGATTATAAGTAAAGCCAATTACTGAGCCTTTGGGGAGACTACCTATCTCGGCCAGAATCTCTGAAATACTACCCTCTAGAGTATAGTAGTTGCCTGCCAACACCTTAGTTACTGTCATAATACTATTCCGTGGAGTATTTAAACCATATCCCGCCCTTCCTCGTTTTTGTTATCCGGGAGAACGCCCATAACTTGGAAATAGGCGTAGCATTGTTTTGGAAAGCCAGTATTGACCTTTCTCCGCTTAATTTTTGAAGTATCTTTATACTCGAGGGGTGTCAGCTTACAGGCCATCTTTTTCATAAACTCCATCTTTTTAGAATCTACATGCCCTGAAGCGATTGGAAAATACTCTAACATTTGGTCTACACAGGATTCATCAACTGTTATGTCCATCACAGAAACCTCTCTTACACAGGGTTGGTTTATCTCACCCCATTTATTTTTAACTTTGATATTGTGGATAAAGTCAAACACCTTCTGTTTGTCTCCGGGGGAGTGTTCCGCTAAAACAATCACATGCATATCTATTTACCCGCTTTTTTCTTTTTCCTCCATTTGGCCATGACCTTTCCCGCTAGCGAAGCATCTTTGACATCAAACACAGAATCTTTGTTGAGGTCACCGGCTATCGGGGGTGTGCAATTCTTACAACCCTCTTCTTTTACCTTGGGTTCGGCTATAGTTTCTTCTCTGGGTGAAGGCTTTTTTTCTTCCTCATGCTTATCTGCTACAGCAGACTCAACAATACTCTTCCCTACAAAGAGATTTGCTTTGACTGCATCAACAAGACGTTTGTCTGTAACCTCTTCACCTGCGATTATTTTAATCGGACCTTTAATTGTCGCCATAACATATCTACTTCAAGTATATATTATTGCTAAATTATGCTGAAAATAACAATCGAGGGCACACCCATTAGCATTAATCACTTATATGGTTCTAGGGGCTCAAGGAGGTTTATGACTTCTAGAGGAAAACAGTTCAAGCAAATGGTCTCCGACTTGGCTTCTAGCCTCGTAGAAGGGAATAAGATATACCCCACGCCACACCCTGTAGAGGTAGAGCTGGCATATTATTTTTCCGACAGGCGTAAAAGGGATATCCAAAACCTAAACAAAGAAGTTCTGGATGCCTTTAATGGGATAATTTATGATGATGATTCTCAGGTTGTAAGGCTGGTTCTATCCAAGCACATATCAAAACACAAGCCAAAAACCGAAATTAAAATACGCATCAAGAAGACTTCTCAGTAACCTCTACTGGCTGTGCTTCTAATACCCTTCTTACAAGCTCTACTTCATTCTTGGAAAACCCATGAACTGAAGTTATAGCATTGTGCAATCTCTGGTATTCTTCTTCTTCTAGCAGAACCCATTCCCCATCTTCGGACGGAGGACTGCTGAGTATTTTAGTTGCAAGTTCATTTGCTTTAAGGAGGTCCATACCCCCTAGCCGCAATTCCGGGTGGAAGAGTATGTTTGCGAGGGAAGCCCTCACATCATAAGGTATTTTTTTGGGTCTGCCGGTTTCAGTATCGGATACTTCAATATCATAGGATTTCAAATTAATCTTTCTCATAATAATACCTACAATGTATATATACCTTGCTTACACTACAATTCTACAATAATTTAATATCAAAAATAAAACTATGCTTCAGTATCAGTCAGCATGATGTAGTATGGTGTTGTGCCAATTAATATCCTTATTGCGTGTGTTGCTTGTGAGGCGGTATTTGGTTGTAGGAATTTACCCGATGAGGCAGTTACGCCTTGGATATTGAACAAATGCCCATTTGAATCAAATGTTCCAGCACCGGACCCATTAACGCTTATATAGAAGATACTCGTTGCTGTTCCCGTAGAAGCACTTGCCCCTAAATTCAGCTCACCTTCAAACAAGGCATATGTACCTGTTGTAGTTCCTTCTGACAAATCCATTTCTGCACAAAACGCAGAACCTAGACCTGTGGTCATACCTTCAGTCCCATAAGTTACCTGTGCTTTCAAAGCATTGCTCCACCCTCCAAGTGCAACGTTAGAATCCAGATGGAATCTTGCTCTACCTCCAACACCACCCGCTCCAGTCATTGTCTGTTTGACATACATGCTTTCTACAGCTATGCTTCCTGAGGTGGAATCACTTGATAGAGCCATTGTGACTTTGTCGGCTACAGTTACAGTTCCATCTAGGGTGATGTCATCTTCGCCGGTGCCGTCTGCGGAAATTGTTAATTTTCCATCAGCCCCCGAGCTCAGATATATGCCTGAATCACGGAATTGTATCTTCTTGTTCGTTGAAACCAAAGAGTCCGCTTTGAAGGTTGCTGTACCTTCCACAGTAAGAGAATCAGTGTGGGCGTCTCCAAAGACCATTGAACCATCTATCCTAAGTGTTTTGTATACAACAATCTCGTCAAACCATCCCTTGCCACCAAGTACGCCTAATGTGCGACTTTCTGCTACCATACATCAATACCTATCATAAGTATTTATATGTTCTACACCATATAGCTTTTTTTAAGAACATTCGAGAGATTTAACTCACACTCTTAAGTTAATTTCAAAAAGAAAATTAAAAAAATTACTGGTCAGCCACCTTAATAAGGCAAACTGCTTTTGGTTCAAGTATCTGTGCTTTATAGGCTTGGTTCAAGTAGAAGCAGTGGAGTGCTTCATCTTTCTTGTACTCATAGTCTATCTGCGGCTTCTCTTTCCATGCAAGTACTCCAGCTACAAGCAAGTCTCCACCCTGCTCACCATTCGTTCCGACCATTATACCGCAGTGTCCATTGGCTCCCCATGTTCTTGAGGATTCATTGGTATCTGTGGCTCCGGATACGAAAGCTGGTGTGTTGGTGGTTTCGATTATCCTTATGCCGAGGTAGTTCTCTACTTCGCCCTTAAGGACAACATCATTGCTTCCATACTGGGATGCATTGACAAATTGAGGGTCTTTCCTTAGCTGACCTACCAATTCGGGTGATAAGAAAACCATCCTTGCAACATAGTTGTTTGCGGCAAGTTTGGTCTTAGCATCTGAGATTAGTCCTGGAGTGATTACATCTCCTGTGGTCAAGTGGTCTACCTGAGTGGCATCTCCACCATACACAACATTTGTTACGGAGGTGTCCATCAACATAGATGCAATAGATACATCTACATCCTGGGCAAGGGCTCTTGCGGCTTGATACTGAACGTTCTCAAGCATGTCCACCATAGTGGTCATGGCTGTCTGCTTAGAAACCCTTAGTTTTCCAAGCTTCCAGTCGGAAGTGCCTATCCTTACCGAAACAGTTGAGATATTGTTTACTTCAGTCCCGTCTCTTGCAGTACCTTCTCCACCTCCTGGCGAAAAGTCCACCTCAAGCTCTGAAGTCATACGTGGAATCATCACAGAGTCTGCTCCGTAATTCACCATGTATTCATTCTGCATTACAGCTTGGTCGAACCTTTTTAGCCCCTCAGCGTACTTGATAATCTCGGTTGCCCAGACAATACCAGTAACACCTTTGGTTGCGGGTGTTGATGTTGCAATACCTGTGGTTGCAGTAGTTGTGTCAGCCAATTTGACAGATACAGGGAAGTCGTGCAGTGCAGCGGTTTCTTTCTTTAGAAGGTAGTCGCTTAGCTTTCGCTTCGTGAATGAGCTTTTAACCTCTTCAAACATTCTGCTCATGTTACATACCGTTCTGGGCCGCAAGCATAGCTTGTGCCTGTGCTATTCGCACTTCCTCGAATGAAATCGTATTTGGATTTGATGGGGTGTCCTGCCTGACAGTTCTTCTGGCTTCCTGAAGTTTTGCTTTTGTTCCTGCAAGCTCCTTAGTTTTCTGCATAAGCACAAACTCTTTTGCTGCAAGGGTGATAAGATGTTTTGCTGGGGCTTCGGATTTGTGGTCTTTGAGGTAGGTCTCAGTGAACTTCCCAAGCTCTGGGTTGACCTCCTTGAGCACGGCCACAACATCTGCGGTCGGGTCTTCAGGGGCAACATCCTCATCTTGGTTTTTCGCTTCAACTTCTTCCTCTTCATCATCCTTTTCATCATCCTTTCCATCCTCTTCTTCCTCAGCGTTCTCTTCTTCTACTTCTTCTTCAGGTCCTTCAATACTCGCTTCAACTTTTTCAAGTCTCTTGCTGAGTTCTTCAATAGCCCTAAGAACTTTCTCCATATCTGTTTCCTCTACTTCGTTGTCGTCTCTAGTCTCACTTAGTTTTTGTTTGGATTTACTCATTGTATTTCCTCCTCCACTATCCGGTTTATAGACAAGGTCTCCCTTATCATTCAGATAGCAGAAGTTTACATGTTCGGGCTTAACCAAACTTTTTATTAGAATATTTTCCCCAAGGTCACATGACTTAAACGCATTGGGGTGTATATAGGTTGTCTTTAAGTGGACCCCATCTTTATCGGAATTTAAATAGGTCGTCTTTACCGCAGGTTCCCAGACTAGACTAAAACGAGAGATATTGAAATCTACCATCGCACCATCACGGTCTATCCCCACTATTTCGGGGGATATCCCAAACATGGCTCCACCCTCTAATTTGTTTATTTCGTTAAGGTCATAGATATAAATATCTCCTCGTAAATCACCCACGCTATCATACCTTAGATTGTCCACCTTCCCAACCCAAGTCTTAACACCAGGCTCAAGATGGTCTGCAATTATCGAACAAGTCTTCTCGTCCCATATCGTGTTCTGAAAGCAGGCTTCTATTTCTTCAGGTGGGTAATACATATCGTTAGCCATACCCGCACTCAGCAAAGGCCAATTCTCTCTCTTAAACACTTTAACCATGGTATAACCTCTATACCACTACATATATATTTAATAGTATGTCAATTGACACATCAGAGTTAAAATATATACTTTTGCGGCAAGGGGAGTTATGGCAACTGACACACAGTATGTTTCACGGAAAGGGATTTTCTTTCCCGATGGTTCAGCTCATAAATTATTCTCTGAAACTGCCTTAGGCGGAAAATTGGGCACAGGCTGGATTCTTGTGGGGAATATGCTGGAAGTCGGAAGGCACTATTATGTTATGGATGAGCATTACTGCTATGGAATTATCGACATTCTAGAACAGGAAACTATGAGCCGAAGCCACTATACAGAGGAAGGATTTAGCGAAGAAGATGTGGACCGGGTATTCGGGGATAGTGAACAGATATATCTGACTACCTATAAAGTTAGGCAGAGGTTCTTTTCAAATGTCCCTTGCCATATAGAGTCTGTTCGGGGAAATCTTGTAGAATCCTTCATATTCACGAAGGCTTCGAGCGGACCTTCGGGAGTGTGGGTATTATCTGAATATACAGACAAGCCAGTGGCCTTGCGAAAACAAATATTGGGCGAAGCCGGAAAAAATCTGCCTTGCGGCGAGGTTAAGATATTGCTGGGTGATAATCCTGGGGAGTCTTATGTTGCTTTGTTAAACGAGAAACAGATGGGTGATTTGCTGTCAGGTAAGAATGGAATTAAACTGCCTTGCTTAAATAGATATGGGCCTTGCGGGGACAGGGAGAAAAAGACTTTATTGACTGGAGAAGTTAAGCCGATTCTTAGCGGGGGCTTGCCTGCCGCTAAATTCACTCAGCCAAATTCTAAGGATTGGGTAGTTTATCTCTAGAATATCCCTTTGGGGGTAGTCCACATCTTCTGCCCGGGAATAAACCTCTCGCCATGAGGGTGAACAATCCGTATATCTCGCTTAAGCTCACCCCTTTTACCCTTCTCAAAACTTAACTGCTCCATATCAATCTCCATTCCATCATACCCTATTTCTACATCTGAGTGAATATTTGAAAAATAGCAGTAGGTGCGAATCCGTTTGTTGGCTTTGTTGTACTCCGGAAAGGACTTGCCAATATGGGTTAATACCGCCTTGTAGGGCTTATACTTAGAAATGCACCCTATAGCCTGTTCAATTGACATGTGCCCCCGGAGTGTTTTTTTGAAATATGTTAGCGAATCTATAGCCAAAAAATCAAGCCCATCAAAGAAACATTCTGATTCGGGAGGTATCTCATAAACATCTTTTGCAAGCATAGCCTTATTGATTTTTATTGCTGTTGTGCTATGATTACAGCCTTTACTAAGCACTTCTGTATGGATTACCCCCACAGGGGTTATCTTTGCACCAAATAAAGTGAAAGGAACCCCCGCAGAAAAATAGTGTTTGTTTGGGAGGGTATATCCGCAAAGATTTTCAATATAGGTAAGGTTTGGCTGCGAGGCATATACAGGAATATCTTTAAAGGTTTTTATGCAATAGCCTAGCCCCCCCGAAGCTTTAGAGTGGGCGTGGGTAATAATAATCGCATGTATATCTACAATATAGTTCTGGGAAAGCTGGTCCTTCACCATAGGGGTGGGGTCCACTAAAACATTTTTTCCGGAATAGGACACCACGAAGGAAGCTGGGGTGCGTTTATTCCGCCTAACTCCCCGGAGTGGTATCGCCGACCCAGAGCCCAAAAACTTTATCTTCATCCAATATCACCGCCCTTCTCTCCTTTTGCGTCTTCGTCTACTGAAAGAATAGTATCATCCAGTGCCGAGCCTTTGGAAAAAACCCTTGGGGGAAGCAGTATTTGGTTAGTTCGGGCATATTCCAACATAATCAGTTCGTTAAACTGCTCACAGAATATGTCTCGGTATACCCGGCTCTCCATCAAGAGGAACTTCAATTGAGTTACTAGAGTGCTCCTATTGGTTGCATCTCCAGTGCCCATAGAGAGGGATTTTGGAATCCCCAGACCTGAAAGCTCTTGGTCCACAAGGTGGTCAAATGTATCCCCAACACCCTTGAGCCCAGCCGACTCGAGGGTATGGACATCCATATAATAAGGCACTGCCAGGGTTTTTCTGTAATTGAGGTCTTTAATAAGCCTTTGCCCCTCCTCAATCATTGGGCCAGATGGTGGGTGTGTGGGGTCTCCCACCTTGTTTATAATTATCGGAAAACCCATCTTATTAATTGAAATCGCAAATCCAGCTTCAGCTTCAGCCTTTCCCAGACTCGCATTATAAATGGGTTCAATAAAGCCAATTCCATTCCAGTTGTCGCCAACGCTATCAAAGTAAAATCTCACAATCCTGTGGGGCTCTAAGGTTATGCCGAATTTGCCTCCGGGCAGAGAAATTACCCGGCCTTTGACCTGCGGGGAACTCCTCATATCTGTAGGAATATACTGCACATATCCTTTTGGTCGGCCATAGTCATCAACCGCAATATTCCCTTGAGTGTCTCTTAGATAGTCGATTGTTTTTGAATCCAGCAGAATAAACCCGATAAGCCTCTCTGAATTGTCATAAACCCTCTCAACCCAGGCATTCCCGTATATGCCCGCTACTTTGAAAACCTCTCGCTTAAAGGAGCTAAAAGAATTTGCTTCGAGGAAGGCATCCACCTTTTGCGGATTTGCAGTACCATACCGCACTCCAGGGTAGAAATCAAATGCCAGTGTCTTTTTGGTAATAGAGGATTTCACAAGCGAGTCTGTAAGGTAAACATACTCGAGTTCTGTTGGGTCAAGTCTCCGTATTGTCCGGTCTTTAGTGCTCCTCGCGGTAAAGGACATCTTCACTGTAGAGTCTACTTCACTTAAGTTTTGTGCCCGGAACATTGGCTTTTCACCCAACAGCCCTTTAACAAATTTCTCCATAGTCATTCAACCCCGCCCCCACGCCTTATCGTGGCAACTATCTGCATAAACCTTATCCCTAAATACCACACCCCCCCATGTGCAATCACTCCTATTAGACTCAGAGGGTATCCCATAAAGTAATATGTCACAATATTTGAAAGGAACCCATAGCTTATTATCAGCATTATAGAATTCCTTGCGGTGTCAAACTTGGGGGAAAGTATAGTGTCAACCCCTCTTTTATACTTTCTTTTAACCTTCAGCTTAACACTTCTAAACACCAGACCGATTTGCCTTAAGGTATCGGCGGTTGTTTTCGATTGTTTCGCTGTAACTCGACCCATAAATATCCTTCCCATTATATATATGCTTGCCTACCTCAGTCTCATCTGTATTATTATTACTAAACAGACTGGGACTGAATCCGTACTTTGAAGCCGCAAACACAGCCAAGCCTAGTGCGATTGGACAGTCGTCATGCCTTGCCCTTGAAATATATGAACCATCGACATATTCCAAAAGCTGAATCTCTTTGAAGAGAGGTTCGAGGATTGGCCTGTCGTTTTCGTTGCAGGGTATTTTAATTATATTCTCAGTAAAAGCCTTCTGCAACTCAAATAGAAGGTTTGTTCTGCCGCCGCCACCCACCCTTGAGTTGAAGTTGTATCCCACTACAGGAAGGCCCTCGCTTAGCAAAGACTCCACCATCACCATACCCCACCTTGAATTATCAACACATATTACCCTTGGGGGGAATCTTAGGCACAGCTCTAAAGCCATGTTTATCTGGAGGGTAGGCTCAACTCCACGATACCTATGGAAGTGCACCAAGTGGAGCTCGGAGCCAACTCTTTCTAGCACCGCAAACACCGAGAAATCTCCTTTTGGAGATTCGGCAAGGTCAACCCCTATATAATACTCCTTAGGTATTCGGACACCGTTATCATCTACAGGGTTTTGGTGAATAAGCTTAAGATTTAAGTCCTGACTGGCCAGCATCATATTCGGAGTGAATGGCGTATCGCCCCCCGAGGATATCTGGAGAAGATATTCTCTATTGAATCTTGCCTTCCCCATATTTATCCTAATCGTCTTTAGGTCGTTTATAGTGAACTTCTTAGGCCATAGTATTTTGCCGTTGGAAATGACTGGATAATAAACTGTCTTGAAGGTAGATTTCCTTTTCATCTGTTGGCCAAGGTCATTTGCGTGTTCGGGTGTGCCAATTCCAACCAGGTTTCCTTTTCTGGTTTCAATAAAGGCATAGACAATACTCCAAAATATATCTGTTAGCTTTCTGCCTTGGACCCTCCCGGTCTCCTCTAGTATGAGCTCGTCAACATGAAATCCCCTTGTATTCGGAGACATATACCCGCAGTAAATCTGGCAATGATTTGAGGTAGTAATCTTATCCTTTGTCCATGTCCCGCCCTCTCCAGTTTTCTTAGGGTGAAGGAATCTGAGAACAGGGTTGGTTTCAATGATGTTGCGTATTGTCTGCAAATTTTCTTTTGCCCTGCGTTCTTCAGGAGACATTATAAACATTATTCTGTGAGGGTGGTATGTCGCCTTCCATATGGGGTAGGCGATTGCCATCATTGTAGACTTGCCATGCCCTCTTGCCGCAATAATATTTAAATATCTCTCCTTCATTGCTAGCTCAAACCACTCGCTATGGAAATCCTCCATCTCAAGTTTAAACCCATTTATCTCCTGTATAATTGATTCACAAAACACCTTGGGGGAAAGGTATCCTTGAGTAAGCAGCCTTTTGATTTCCTCTTCACTATATTTCTTGACCATTTTCTTCACAATATCTCTTGGCAATACTTACTAACATATCCATAAATTCCACCCATGTTGAAGCCCGCAGTTTCCCCTTAAGTGCAACAAGCTCCCAAAATATATTTTGGTCACTCTCCTTGCTGAAAACCACATTCAGCCTAACCTTCTTATTCGGTCGCATCTTAATCCAAATCCCGGACTTTTCTAATCCTCTCAATCCTCCTGATGAGATACCTCTGATTCGTTTTGGGTTTTGCCTTGTATTCAATCTCAAGTCCGCCAAGCTCAGCCATTTTTTCAAGATAGCGGGTTGTGTAATACAAGTTTAAGCCGAAGTATTCCCCAAAATGATTTTTGCTTTGGAATTCTGTGCCTATTGGGCATTTGCGAAACGCTTCACAAAACTTATTCCATGGACTATCAACCTGCACATCTCTAAGCTTAATAAGCTCCTTTTCTCTCTTTCCGGGAACCCTCCTTATCTCAAGAAATCCGTCCTGTTCCAGCCTCTTTAGGTATACCCTTATAGTTGTATGGCATAGGTCTAGCTTTTGGTTTATCCGGGATTCGCATAACGGCAATTTTCCATCAGGAAACTTATTTATCCACTGCACAAACTTGGCCCATACTGGGTTGTCTTTGTTCATAAATACAATATATAAAAATATTTATATATTGGATTTTCTATGCTTCTGTAGGCAGACCTTTTTTGCAAAAAGATACAGCAGAAATAGCAGGACAAACAGCAAAGCTATATGCATTGTATTGCTGGATGCAGGCGGGCAGAATACTTCAGGTTCAGCTTCATCGCCAACCTCGACTATTTTTTCCTTCTCTAAGACCCGCTCATATGGCACATATATTACCTCGACTATTTTAACTGATTTTGGCGGACATCAAAACGCACAATTTGCCGATGCAATTAGCACAATTAAGACAGATGGAGTTAAAGCAGTTAAGGTAGCCATTCTTGATGGTGTTTTATACATTAAAGGCAATAATAAAATGTATAAAAGTATAACTACGACCTATAAGGATTATAATATTATGAGTGCTTTGGTTCTTAGAGAGTTTTTATACTCTCTGTGAGGTGTAAAAATGATTTTA